CCGCTCCACGGTAGGTTTTGATTTCTATGACTCGTGCTTCACGGCTTATACTGTTTTCTAAGTACTGGATGCGGTCTCGTACTGATGGTTGGTACGCAGGTAATGATGCAGCAGCAATGTAAACTTTAAGATCTCCTACTTGGTATAAACCCTCGTTTTCTTGTTTGTTTACTACTGTTATAATTGCGTTTAATGTTACGTTGGTGTCAGTTACGGTTATTACGCCGGTTGTAGTGTTGTAGCTGTCCGTTCCAGCTTTTATGTAGGTGATAGGAATCCCCCACTTGTCAATCAAAGGACTTGGGATAGGACCAAACGTGTCGTCTATAGCAGCCATTAGTTTCTATAGGTAGGGATTTGACGCACATTGGATGCGTTGCGTACCCAGCAACGCAAGTAGCTCTTTAGCCACGGCAGCACATCTATAATATTATCCACTGACAAGACCGCATCTGTACTGCGATATTGCACCTTAAGATCCCCTAATTCCACTTTCTCATACGCTCCGGGGCCTGTTGTGGAGCCGCGCATTAGCGTTGGGGTTGTGATTAGTGCTTGTGCTGTTTCGGCAGTTTCTGCTTGGATATCGAGTGGGATGTAAGTTGCATCCGCTTCTACACCATCACAACTGACATCCGTTCGCGGCCATTTCAATGCTTGCGTTGTGCTGGCGCGGTCACCATAATATTCCAAACTCTCCAGCCAGCTTGTTGCTGTGATCAGTGCTGCTGCTTTGTCGTTGGTAGTTGCTGCTGTCCAATTTGCATTACCAAGACGATCGCCAAAATATACCGTCGCCGCAGCTACCGTGATATACGAGTTTGAGGTCGTCCCACCTACAGTAGCGATCAGCGTTGGCATGGCGACAGCGGTTTATGTTCTAGTTTAAGCCATGTGCTGCAAATAGCGAGCTGCCTTTAGCGGTAATTCCCTTTTTGTTGGGCGGCTTGTCTTGTCCTGAATGTTTGGGAACGACACATGGTAGATTTTGTGCCCGTCCATTGCTACATCTGCATCTACATCGTGGCGTTGTGACCACGGGGCATCCACCCACCAATGTGCAGTACCATCTGTAATGTAGAATCTTGCAATTTTCATGGCAATCAAAAAAGTTTCTGACACTCTTGAGGCTGATGTGGTCTTAGCTTGTCCCCCGGTTCGTCCCATGCCCCGTAAGTGGGAAGATGTTATGCCCCAAATTCAAAAGCTTGTATCCCAGGGTATGTCATACCAGGAGGCTGGTGACACTCTTGAAGTTAGTTATGTACTTGTTAATCAGTTGGCTCTCCAGTCGTATAAGTCTTCTGTTCATACAGAAGAACTGTTTGAAGTACAAGAAAAACAACGCCTTGGTTTGGGATAAAAGAAAAGGGGCCGAGTTGGCCCCCTTCTTTACCTATACCCGTTAAGACAATCTATGCGTAAGCAGTGATGTCGAAAGGAGTATTAACCAACATGCGTACCAGTGGTACGTTTTTGGCGTTTACATAAGCCAACGTCCAGCTACTAATGTGGCCCAAGTTGGTAGAAGTTGTTGCGTTGGTGGGGTTGTCAGTGCCCTGATTCCACTTGGTTCCCAATACGTGATAACCACAATGGTAATCAACAGCCATCACGTCCTGGAGGGACAAGATGTTGCGGTCGGTTGCAATGCGGAGATCCTGTTGGATACCTTCGGAAATAACGCCGCCCTTAAACAGGTAAACGGGATACTTAACAATGTGAGTGGCAGTACCACCTGTTAAGCTGATGAGTTGATCGTCGATTACAACACGCAGACCAGCGAACTGAGCTACGTCTTCAGCAGTTACACCAACTCCGCCGCCGCCCCACACAACAGAACCGGCTGCGGATAATGCAGAGGTACTGAAGGTGAGCATCCCAACTTGCTGCAAGTAGGCAGCTACGTTGGAGTGCATTGCAATAACGTCAAGTTCAGAACCACGCTCACCGAGCTTGGTTTTGGCTTCGATAACGTTTGCAGCGGTCAAATAGTTGGCTTCAGTTACTGAACCAGGAACGCCTGCAAACGAAGCGTTTACAGTGTTAGCGCCGAGTACACCGTCGGAAGCAATAGCGCCAAAAAGACCGCTTAGTTGTGCCAACAATGTGGTGGTCTTTAGCTTGTTGATCGCAGCAGTTAGCTGGTCACGAACGTGAGCTAAAGGATCAGCGCCACTACCTAGTTTGCTGAGGTCGTCAGCGGCATAAGAGAATCCACGGTGCAGGATCGTCATGATCTGCTCGTCGGCGGTAATACCACCAGGACTCATGTAACCGCCACTGCCCCAGGTGTTGTTTGACTCGATTACAACCTCGGTAGGTGAAATGCTGTCAAAAAATGGAACGCGAACACGGGTGCCGCCAGCGCGGGCATCCAATGCCGCATTACGTGTTACAACACCGGACTGGATCCACTTCGATTGCTCGAAAATGCCTTCAGATACGTAGCTGAGGAACTCGGGACGTGCAACTAAGTTGCTGAGAAAAGTTGTGCCAGAACCGTAGTTCTGTAAAACAGCAGTCATGTCTAATTACCAGGGGATTGGTGGATAGGTCGTTCCCCACAGGGGTGCCCCACAAGGGCTAGGAATTTGCTTCCGCTTTTAATAGTTTAGCCATATCTGGATTTTCGGACAGTAACCTGACCTGCTCCGTTATGTTCCAGCTCTCACGCCTAAACGGATTTGATGTTCCAGGTAATGCACTTGGGCGTGGTGCAGTTGTAGTGCCCATTCCTGCGCGGTTTTGTGCCGCAAAATGGTGTTCATATCCGCTGCCAGGATTACGTAGTCCTGCTACATACTCACTTAAAGACACCTCTACACCGCCTTTGATTGCTACTGGAATGCCTTCCTTAGATTGAATGTCGTCCTGTAACAGACGGTAAAGTTGGTCTGGTGATAACGCTCCAGCGCTGGTTAGGTCTGTGATAGTGCGGGCTTTTAGTTGTTCGCGGCTGTAGTTAGTTTCGATCTCACTGATGCGTTGATCGCGGTCACGAAGCTGGGTTTGTAATTCGGCATTTGTTTTTTGTGCTTCTTCCCATAAGGTGCGAAATTCACCGGATTGTTCTAGTTGTTGGTGTTTAGCTTCCTTTTGGACAGTTTCGATTTCCTCTAACCTGCGTTGTAATGTTTCGCGGGCTTCCTTATCCCTGCGGCGTTCGCCTATTAGTTCCGTATTCTTTGATCGTAATGCTTCAATCTGCATTGCAAAATCAGACGATTCAGCCACGGGCTGCTCAATAGCGGTCTCTACTGGAGCCGTTTCGAGTTGTTGTTCAGGCACGGAAAATTAAATCTCGGGACTTTCGTAGTTTAGCTCTTCTGTAGTAGAAACCCCGTTACCTGCAATACGCTCCAGCTCGTCTTCAATGTCTAGGTCGTCTGGTAAAATCTCGCCGCGTCGTAAAATCTCAAGTAGTGTCTCGTCGGATAACTTGCCTTTGGTGTTTAGATCTGTAATGGCTGTTATGTCCTGGCCGATCAAACGGTAGAAGTCAAAATCACGATCCAGGTAGATCTCGGGTGGTTCGATGCCTACATACTGGGATGCCATCTCAAATGCACGTTTTAAGCCGGAACATACCTCCATGCTTAGTACTGCTAACACTGAGTTAGATTGGGCCTGGTCGATTCGTTTAGAATCTGCTGATTCTGATACAAACTTCTGGCCGAACAGTTTTGTGATGCCTAACGTAGACATTTGTGTTTCAATTGCCTTTATCTCTTCTGCTTGCGCTGCAAAACTGCTGGCGTCCGATTGCACATAATATGCTTTGTTGCCTGGGGGCATTGATAATGCGTAGTTCACGCCTACTGATACTTCGTTTGTATCCATATCAAATCCTTCAAGGATTAGAATAGGCATCGCGGCAACATGTAGCGCGTGGATTAGATCGGCTTGGCGTTGATAATGCGTAATATTCAGGTTTGCAATATCTAGAAGTGGTGGTTGGGAACGCAACATCCCCAGCCGGTTTGCATAAATTGGTATAACAGGGATTTCGGGTAGGGTAAACTTGCCGGATTCGTGCAAAATAAAGCTTTTTTGGCCTTGGATGTACAAGTCATAGCTGCCTGGGTAAATTACGCGCATCTGTTCGACTTGCGTTTCGCCGAAATCGCCCTGCGGTTGTGTTGTGTATTCGTGGATTCGTACCTGCGTTAATGGTGATGTAGGTAATGTTGTCTCCTGCCGCCAGCCCCAGATCTGGGGGGCTTCTACTGGTACGAAATATGGGCGGCGTTCCAGTGCTCGTTCTTCTGCAAGGCTTAAGGCGACACTGGCTGGGGGGTAATCAACTAAAATCGCGCTGTGACCATAAGTTAAACTCGAAACTAAAATACGGCGGGCAAATTCGTTTAGATCTGACCCCAAACCGTCTACGTTTTCTGCAAACTTCTTCCAGTAATCGTCACCTTCGATATGGATCGGCTTACGTAAAATCGCTCCAGCCGCTGTCTCGATTATGCGTTGGGTGTACGGGGAAAGTACGGAACGTGCTACTCGGGATTCGTGCGCTTCGTCGGTTTCGCGTGGTTCTTGTGGTAAATAACTTGAGGCTTGGCTGCGGATAAAATCGGAACCTAAAGTTACCGCTGCCATCGCGTTCCAGCTTGCGGTCATCGCGATTGCTTCTAATGATCGCGTGAACGGTGTGTCACTGATGTTCTTGCTGATGGTGCCAACTGCGCCGATATAAGTCATGAGGTGGGTTACTCGTCCTCTTCTTGGCCCACGATTACTTCGATGCCATCTACTAAACGGTGTACAAGGGATGCAATGTTATAGGAACTCTCTGGTACAGGAAACACCATTGTTACTTCTACTTGCCCTGTCTCAAAATCGATGTTTAAATTTGAGCATTCTCCTGTGCAAATCGTAGTGGTAACTGTCATCGTTCCAGGGGGGTCTGGGGGTGTCTCTAGTATAGGTCACCACACGCGGAAATCTGTTGAACCTATGTTTTCGGGTTTTGCTAAATTGAATACTTGTAAACACATATAGCCCAGGGCGTCGAAAGAGTGGTCTACGCCCAAGTTCTTGTTTGGCAGGTTTGTATTTGCTGTATAGGTTAGTGTTCGTAAACTTTTGATAAGTTCCACGCAGCGTGGGTGGATCTTGATTCGCCGCGTTCCAGTTGCATCTAGGAGGCCCATATTTACACATGTTATTTTGTCGCGGATCTTCCATGGTGCTTTGGGGGTGGATACTGTTAAGCCCGCTTTGCGTAAAATTGCATGGTCGGTTGCACCAACGCCTGATGTTTTGCGGGCTGCGCCTGTTGGGTCTGGACACGTAATGATTCGACGCTCCATGCCGTATTTGTCGATTAGGGTTTCGCAGAAATCCCATGTTGTGGCACCTCCGGTTAGTACAATCTCGTCGAATACCCATAGCTCGGATTGGTATTTCACTGCGCACACCGCGGACATGGGGGATACGTTGAAATCCAGTCCCACCAGGAGCGGGAGGACTGGGATATCTTTGATTTCTGGGGCGATGTTGGCGTCGCTGAAGCTGATTGCTACTAAGCCGCTTAGATTCTCGAAGCTTGCCTCAAATTCTTGCCGGAACGTACGGCTGTCTAGTTGTCCTCGTGCTGCTTCAATCTCTTCTGGCGGGACATTATCTCCGTCGATTGTCGTAAACTGCCACCTTTTCCAGTCCTTATCTGCTTCAACCGCATAGCACCATAAGTCGTAAAACCATGATGCCGTTCCATCTGGGGTGGAAATGAATAATGCCCACCCTTGTTTATCTGCTAGGGCTGGGCGTATTACCTCAAACCATACTTCTGCATCCATAAATGCTGCTTCGTCTAAAACTACGCCCGCTAAACTTCTTCCGCGTAGTGCCATCGCGTTTTCAGTTCCTTTTAGTTCGATCGTGCTCCCGTTTACAAGCTCTAGCTTCAAATCTGTCTCGTTTTTAGCCTTTATCCATGCTCTTGGTACTAATTTCTTTAGTACTTTCCACGCAATATCCTTTGCCATGCGATATGTAGGTGCTGCATAGAAGAATGTCTCGCCTGGACGTTCGATTGCTCCACGCAAAAGTTCTATACACGCTAAATATGACTTGCCGAAACGTCTTCCTGCTACTAAAACACGGAAACGTGTGCGGTTATTGAATACTTGGCCCTGTGCATAACGTAATGACAGTCCTGGCTCGTTCGACACGATTCCTATTTTTACTGATGCTTTGATACTACTCTACAGGAAACCGACCCCTACCCCCTCCTGTAGTAGGGTACATTATTTCTGTTATATATCAGCAGGTTCCCGGGGTGCAGCCTGGCGCTGCCGAGACTCCTACCCTACCCCGGGTGGTACGAACTGGGGCCCGAGGTTAGGCGAGCCTTTGTGCGTTACATTACATATATTCCGTGTTTGGCCCATGCTTCGGGGTAGTTGATCATCCACTTACCTTGCACCTCAGCAAGCTGAGCCTCAGTAGAGCTAGCTAGGCATGGCAGCAAGCCAGCTTGTTCTGACTCATACACCCAACCATAGGCAGCGGCGGGGTATCCGTTTATTTCACCGAGCATTGCGGCGATGGAATCAAGTAGGTTTCTTGTGTTCATGATTTTGTGGTTCGGTGCGCTTTGGTTTAGCGCTTGGTTATATTGTAGCATATTAGAAAGAGCCTAGCGAGTGGCTAGGCTCATCTTCACAATTCTTTAAGTTTCACCCTTAAGGAT